TGGCAGAAACGTCGTCCAATGAAAAGTCGGTTGAATCTAGCCTGTAAAGTCTTGTGGTTCCGCTTGCAAATACTCTGGTATTCCCGTTGGTGTCTCTACCCGCAACCACGTTTGTCAGGTCTTGGGCGGCTGCGTCTGAGTAGTCTTCTTCCGTCGGAAACGGGCCATAGCCCACAGCCCTTGGATAGCAGTTCTTGGCCGTGGTCAGCGCACCGATAACCCCTGGCTGGTCAGGTAGCCACTCTCCAAAGGTAACTCTTGTTATTGCCATGTGTTACTTCCCGAAGATTGTTGTGTCCAAACGTCGTTTTGGGCAGAAATAGGTGTCCATGTGTCCGAACTGGTCGATGCCTGTGTCCATGTGTCGCTTTGGAAACTAGCGGCAGTCCATGTATTTGGCTGGTCAGGGACTAAAACCCACTCCTCGCCAAACTTGTAAAGCGTGCAGGTAAGCTGTGCATTACTTGCCACCTGCCCAGAAACCGTTGAAATAAACGCGGCAAGAGCATCTAAAGTACCTGTCGCAACGACATCTCCGTGGACATCGAACAAGAACCCTGCATCTACCGCTAAGAACCCTTCTGCCGTTACAGAACCGTCTACAAGGCGAAGTCTTACCGCGTCTGATACTAGGTTACCCGAGGCGTTAATCGCCCCCACAACGTCCCGCAAACGCGCCGCAACAGCACTTACCGAACCTGCGGCAGAGATACTACCTACGACACTTGTAATTCTGTTTGCTAAAGCACTTACTTGTCCGTTGGCGGTGATACTACCATCAACCGTTCTTGTGCGTTGCGCTACGGCAACAACATCACCAGATGAGGTAATAATTGCGCCTACTAACTGAACAAGACTGCCGCTTGCTGATACGGTTCCAGCACCATCAATCGCGCCCTCAACCGTACGCAAAAGCGTACTACTTGCTGAGACCTGTCCGTTGGCCGTGATTAAGGCTTGGGCTGTCTCAAAGAACTGCGCCGTAGCATTTACAGTCCCAGTACCAGTAATGTTCTCTGGTGCGTAGACTAAGCAGATTTCGGTATCCGCAGACTCCCAAATTGGGTCGTCTAGCGAGAACGCAAGGCTGTCAATACCGGTGCTAAAGTAGTCTAAAAACTCTAGCGTAAACGGGCCTTGAATCCCGCACTCCATCCAGTTTGCGTCTAGCGAGAACGGTAAGGAATCTAGGCTTCCAAATCGGTCTAATTCTTCAAGCGTCAGTAACGGCTTGCCTGTTGGAGCAAAGGACGCGCCAATTACTCCTGAACCTAGTGGCGCATATCCGAACATTGTTTAGGCTCCTATTTCAACCCATTGCTGAGTGTTCTCGTCCCAATTGTAAAGTTTACCGTCTGTTGGGTAAGGCGTTGGCGCATCCCACAAACAAGTGCTTTCATTTAGCACCCAAGACGCATACGGTTTTGGTGGTATGAACGCATCGCGTACAGAATCATAAGAGTAGCCAATCCCTGCGTAGTTCTTACGAAGCGGACGACCTTCTGGGTGTTGACCGCCACGGGTGTTATAAGAGGTTTGAACCCAAGATGTTTTGTCAGACAGAGTGTCAATAAAGTCTTGTTCAGCAACAATGACTTGCTCCACGATGCCTTGTGCGGTAATTCGTGCAAAGTGGCTCATGCTGTGTATGTTCCTGATGTTGTAAACGTATGGATAGTGTTACCACCGCTGCTGGTTACTGTGCCGCCTGTTCCTCGTTGCGCTCCAGCGTAACTAATTATGACGATACCGGAGCCTCCTGTACCACCTGTGTAAGAGGTTGGGTCAGAATATCCACCACCACCGCCGCCACCACCTCTGTTTGCGGTTCCGGCGCTTCCGTTTCCTGTATTGGCTGCATTTCCACCGCCACCAGAGCCACCCGTTCCCGCCGTACCGCCACCCTGTCCAGCGCCTCCACCACCGCCAGCGTAGGTTACAGAGGAGCCAGATATAGATGATGCTGTACCAGCGCCCCCGTTTCCACCAACGGTGCTTGTTCCATTTGCGCCAACTGCGCTTGCACCACCTCCACCACCAGCGCCTCGGTTTGGAGCGCTAGCATTTCCTGAGCCGCCATTGCTTCCTTGTGATGGAGAAGCAGATGGGGTATTACCAGACCCACCAGACGCACTAGAAAACGACACGCCGTTAAAAATATAAGAACCGCCTCCACCAGAGCCTCCATCACCTCCAATAGCGTTTGGACTTGAATTTCCTGAACCACCACCTCCGCCACCAGCGGAAGTAATTGAAGAAAAGACGGAATTATTACCGCTTACTCCTCTTGTATTAAGTGAAGAACCGTTGCCGCCAGCACCAACAGTTACCGTGTAAGAAGTACCAGCAGTAACAGAAAACCCAGTACCAGTTCTAAAACCACCAGCACCGCCACCAGCACCAGAAACCCCACCGCCACCGCCGCCTCCCGCAACCACAAGGTAATCAACGGTATACGGATAACTTGCTTGAGCAAAGTATTTCCACTCAGAGCCACTATAAACCTCGTACTGCGATTCTGTTGTGTTGTACCGAATCATTCCAGTAGAAGGAGAAGATGGGCGTTCTCCTGTCGTTCCTACTGTGACGTGGAAAGCACCAGTTGATTGGCTAGGCGTATCGTATGCGGCTGCCCGCCCTGCTGGGTAGTTAATAAATACGTCTTTTGTTCCGGCAGAGAAATTGACTAAACTGCCGCTGTTAGACGACGACAACACGGTATCGCGTGACAGGGCTGACCCAGACGAGGTGTACGTTCCAACGCCGTTTTCCCACTCCGTTCCCATCACAATTGAATAGAACGTGGTGTTAGCATTTCCAATAGTAGAGAACCCCTGGTAGCCAGCAGACGCGCCACCTAGCGTAATCGTCCCCGTACCTGTCGTGGTCGAGGTTTCCTTTACGCGGTCTTTAAGGACGAAGGCCATTAGTCAAGCGTTACCGTAAGGTTGCCAGTAGTAATCTTGAGAATGTCGCCAGAGTCAATGGTCTTGGCAGTCGTCAAGGCTGTGTGCATAAGCAAATTGCCGCTAGTAACAGCGTCCAAAATCCCGATGTAGCCCACGGAACCCCACGAAGCCGTACATTGCGGGAAGGTAACGTCCGCGCTAGAGGTAACGATTCCAGCCGAAGCCGTGGTCACGGACAGGCTTTGGCGGGCATAGGAGCCACCAGAGACTTCCGTACCAGAGCCAGCGTCAGTTGGGTCAGATGTGTAGAGTCCAACGTACACCGTCGTAGGTGAACTATAAGATGTGTTGCGGAGAACGTGGTCTAGGACTTTGTTCTCTAAGTAGTTGCTAAATTCTGCCATTTTATTACCTCGTTGTAACGGTCATAACTAAGGGAACACCAGAAAACTCACTCTCCTCGTCGGAGGTGTTGATTCTTGTAATTGCCTGGTTGTAGAGGCTTGACCACGTTTGTGTACGCGGGTCGTTCATAAGGTACGGCTCTGCCTCTAGGAGCGATGCGTAGAGCAGCGCGTCTGGGTAGTTAGCCATGAACTCGTTGCTAGTATTGCCTGACGACAACTCTGTGGGCTTGTAGTAGTAAAGCATCTGCAAGACATAAGCACTATCAGGCTTTGGCGCGAACTCTAACTCGTTGCCCCGCATGGTGTAGAACACCGGAAGACCTTGCTGGTCTGCGCGGGAGTTGCTAGAAAATGCACTTGGGGAGAGATAGGAGACTACCGTTCTCGGCAAGCCTTGGATAAACACATCACGGATGGACAGAAAGTCGCTTGGCAGTCCTACCGTTGCATCTCCTACGGTCATAGTAGCCGTAGAGGTCTGGAGCATCCTGCGGGTACGAATGTCGCGGGATAGGCGCAACTCCGCTAGGGAGATAAAGTCAGGAATCTGGCTAGTAAGGTCACTCCGTCCGAGGTAGTTCGCTACCGATGTCTGGAGGTCTGAGTATGTCGCAAGGCCCATTGTAATCTGTCCATGAGTATGTATAGGAGCCCACATGACCTATCGCGTTGGACAGGTTGTGGTCTAAATAAGTATCGAATCCTGCGTCCTTTGCCTTGATGCAGAAGTACACATCCTCGCCTAGCAACTTGTCGCCAGGTATCTTCTCGAACCAGAACCAAGGTTTGGGTGTGTTCTCAAACACCTCCCGCTTGACCATCATCACCCCGCAACCAATAGCGGTCACACACTCTAGGTGGGTCTTGTCTTTAGAGACGATTGGAATCCAATGATTCTCTTTCTTCTCAAAGTCTATCTCTAGGTTCTTTGCCGTAGGTCTTACCGGCGAGGTTCTCGTTGTAGCGTTCACCCCAACGATGGGCTTGTCGTGCGCGAGCAGTACTTCTATCGTGTTCTTGGGAAACCTCATATCTGCGTCAATCCACAGAATGTAGTCCGCACCCTCTTTCAGGGCTTCTGCTGCTAGCTTCTCTCGCTGGTCAAATATCAGGGTTCCCGATACCGTGTAGATTGCCTGATGACCCTCACGATTTCTTGCGTCGTAGGCACACATCACCGCTAAGTCAAACGCCGTTCCTATCTCCATCTCTCCGCGAGAAGGGATACAAATGGCGACTTTCTTACTTTCCCACGGTGCTTTTTGCTGCTTTGCTTTAATCTTGTCGTGAACCTTGCCCACTAAATCCTCCCCGGTCTCGTCCGTAAAAAACGGTTCTCCGGGTCGTTCAGAAAGGCTTTCATTCGTTTCTGGTCTACCACCGCGAACCCCCTCATAATCCCCTTCACATTCAGGTCTGCAATGACCGAATTGGGAATCTCCGCTACCCGCGCACCATCACCCCAGCGTGCGCGTTGGTCTATCTGGTTATAAGAAGCCTTGTTGGCCTCTAGGATTGGTGCGACGTTTTGTTCGTCCCTGATGACAAGCCCGCCATCTCCGTCCGCAAACCAAGTACGCTTTCCTTCTATCGTTACTTCTTCGCCCAGTTTTTGCATATCTAATCCCGTAAAACCGACGGTGGGAATACCCCACCGCCGATTCTATCACAAGTTACGCTGCTTTCAGGTCAAAAATACCGCCGTGTGCCTTCTCGTTACGAACTTCGAGGGTCAGTTCGGCAAGAATCTGAGTTTTGTCAGAGTCGCCGGTACGGGCCAAGTCGTTCGTTTGGAAAGGACGGAGGTAAGCCAGAGCTGCATACTCGGAGTCAAGCATCAGGGCGTCGGTTGAGCGCATAAAGCGGTCAGGAACGATGCTGATGAGGCCAAAGTCCGAGAGGTATGCGCCAGCGGCGGCAACGATAGTCGTTGGCTCTGCGCCGGTAACGTAACGCTGCTCTGCAACACCAGTAAAGCCAGACACAGTTGCCTTCAGTCCGGGAGGAACAACCAACATCTTTGGTGTGCCGCCTTCTGTGAAGATTTCCTGTGCTACTTCTTTGAGCATGGACTCAAGGAAGGTACGGGTCGTGGTGTCAGAACGGATGTCTGAACCGTCACCTGTCGGGTTTGTGCCAGCAGCACCCTTGGATACGTTGGTGGTGATGTAAGAAAGGAGCGAGCCTAACTTACGAGCGCCAGTAGTAGCCGTACCGTTGCTCTTGGCTTGGTTGGCTGTGATGATGGTCTCGATGTCACGCTTGATTTCGGAAGATGCTTTAGCCAACTGGTAAGCCTTCTCAGACTTACGACCGGCCTTGTCTACTGCTTCCAAAGTGCCCGAAACCTGAACGGTCTTGCCAACGATTTGCGTGAAGTTGCCAACACGGGTCGTGGGAGCCAACGAAGAAGCTGCTGCGTCGTCACCTTCAATCAGGGCGTTAGCCGTGGTTGCGGCGGCGAGCGAATCAGTCTGCCACTCGTGGTTGGTCTGGGTTGCTTTAGCCTGTCCGATGGACGACATGATGGGCGTGTCGGTGGGGCTGATTGAGTAAATAACATTTGCTAAGTCCTCGCGTACACCAATCGAGGTGTAGCGCAGGTAGGTATTTGATGGGACTGCCATGATTTATTCCTTTATAAGAATCGTTCAAAGAGTTTGGCCGCGTCTCTAGGGCGACCAGTTTGTTTAAGTTGCTTGGTCAATTTCTTGACCATCTCTCCGTCCTTATCAAGACGCGGAGAGCCTACCCCTGGAGCCAAAGACTTGGGGGCTTCTGCTACCCGTTTCTGGACAGCAGGTTTTGACTTCTGCAATTTATCGAATTGCATCGCCCGGTACAGAGTTAGGACGGCGCGGTGGTCGTACACCTGCGACAACTCTTGGTCTGACCAGCCTACCGATTTTGCGTAATCCCGTATCTCCTTGCGGATAACCTCGCCTTTTACCTCGTCGCT